TCGATTGCCATCAGTCGACCTCCTCCGCCTCGATCACGGCGACCATGTCAGCCTCGTCCAGGTTGGTGATGCCGACGATGCGAAACGTCCGGCCGCGGACGGTGATCCGGTCTTTCTCGGTCAGCGCGAGACGCTGCGCGGAGTTCCAACGGCAGCGGATCTCGGCGCGGCGCACGACGGCGACACCGTCGGCGTAGGACTGCTCCGACGCGCTGTCGGTCCTGAGATCGACCCACAATGGCGGGTTTCCCGGCAATGTCGCGTTGACGCTGTCGAACGTCGTGTTCGTCATGCCGTACTGATCAACGCCGCTGGCGCGCGTGACGGTTGCAGGAAACCTCAGACGCCCCGCGGCGATCATCGGAGCGCCCCGCGCGACGAGTAGGCGGAAAGGATGTACTTGAGGCTGAGCGGAACCTCGGCGAGCGCGACTGGGTTGGTGGCGTCTGGGTTCGCGTACCACGCGCCGACGAGCGCGACGATCGCCTGCTGAAGCGCGTGCGGCACCTGCGAGTACCCGGCGGTGTAGGTCACCGTCGGAAAGGTGCCCTCGTAGAAAGACGGGTTCTCGAGGAACTGGAGCGCGAGCATCTCGTCGGTCTGATTGACGTACCAATCGGTCGCTGGCATCGTCGTGAGGACGTTCGAGGAGTTGTAGTAGGTGACCGACGTCACGCCGGTGCACGGCTGGACGGGCGGTATGAACCGCCGCCAGCGGTCTAGCTTTGCCGTCCGGCTGGAACTCTTCAGCGCGATGCCAAGTTCGCGCTCGATCATCTCACCGGCCGCGATGCAAAGCGTCGTAAGAATGGCATCGTCGGCATCGACGTCGATGCGTAGGCGCGTCCTGAGGACGTCGATGGGGATCGGAGGTGCAGCCATGAAAACCCCCGTCCGACCTTTCGGCCGGAGGGGGCAGGTAGAAGATGCCGATCAGCTTGCGTTCAAACCGTAGATCGCTGCGAACGCTTCAGGCTGCATGATCTTGGAATCGGTGCGAACCGTCAGGTACATCGTCGTGCGCTGGTTAGCCGCGCCCGAGTAGGGATCGACCATCGAGGTCATGCCGGTGCGGTCGAAGATCTCGAAGTAGTCCCAGTTGCCGACGATGAAGAACGCCGATCCACGGATGTCCGTAGTAGTCGTAGCCGACTGCGTGGTCGCGACGTACTCGCCGATCGAGTACGGGATGCCGAGGATGGTTCCCGGCGCGCCACCCGAAAGACCCGCCGACTCGGCGATCTTCCAGATGTAATCCGTCGTGTTCACCTTCAGCTTTCGGATCGTCTTGATGGCCGTATCCGACGTGAGGATCCGGAAGTTTCCGACGCGGTACTGAGGACCAACCGCGTGAACGCAGTCGATGATGTTGTCGCCGGTGATCGCCGACGCGCCAGCGTCCTCGGCGAGCACGACACCCTGATTGATGATGCGTCCGGTGTTGGTGGTCGCCCAGTTCGCGCTTCCGGTGTCGCCGATGCCCTGCGGCTCGGAGGATCCGGTTCCGACCGTGTAGTACTGATCCGTGATCTTGGCGAGCGAGACGCCGCAGCGATCGGCCACGTACTGCATTCCGGTTCCGATGCCGCCTTGCCCGATCGCGTCCTCGATGAACTCCTGAGACATCGTGGTCGCGCAAACGAACTTGTACGGCACAACCGACACGCTCGCGAACGACGGGTCGGCGGGAGTGATGGCACCCTGCTCGGCGACGAGCGCCGAAGTCGGGAGCGAACCCTCAACGGTGATCGTGCGCTTCGAGTCGATGGTGGACACCTTCGAGATCGAGCGCAGGACGCTTGCCTGATACATCCTCTCGACAATCCGGCGCTCCATGTCGGTCGGGATGCCAGCGCCACTCGTGCCGGTCGAGAGAACGCGAAGTTCCGCGGCGTCACCGCGCGCGACGGCCTTGAGCCAACGCTCGGCGTACTCCTTCGAGGAAACGTCGAGGACCGAGTTGCGGGTCGCAACCGGCTTGAACTGGGGTTCGGCCATGCGCGATTCGAGCGCGGCGATGCGATCGTTCGCGGCGCGAAGGGCCGCGCGATCCTGCGCGGCACGCTCGACTGCGTCGAGGTCGGCGTCGATGCGCGCGAGCTTCTCGCGCTCCTCGCCGCTGCCTCGGGTCTCGACGTGGTGCGTCCTCGCACCCGTTCGCGCCGCGAATGCGTCGAGGGTCTTGCGGTACTCGTGGACGGTGTTCTCAAGGTTGTTCAGTTCGTCAGACATTGCTCATCCTGTACTGGTGGATTTCGAGCCGCAGCGCCGCGGCTTCGAGTGCAGCCGCGGAAACGCTCCGCAGGCTCGAAAAGGTCCTGTCGCCGTACGCCGCGTCCACCACCACGCTGAGCTCGACGAGCCGCGCGGCGGTGACGGTGCGTTCGGTTCGTCGCGGGTTCCATTCGTCCTTGTCGACGTAGAACCCGAACGACATTTCGCCGCTCAGGTCGCCGCGCGCGATCAGTTCGCGCACGTCGTTCCCGACGGTGGTGTCGGCGAGATCGGCGTCGAACCGCAGGCCAGCGGCCGTATCGGTCAGCCGCAGCGTGCCGCTGCGCGTGCGCGCGAGGAGCGCGCCGCCGTCGTGATTGAACAGCAGCTTGATGTCGAGCGCGCCGACGTCGCCGAACGCGCCGCGCGCGATCTTCTCGCGGAACTGGGGCGCGAACGGCTCGGAGATCTCGCGCGACCACTTGCCGTAGGGGACGGCAAGTCCGCTCAGGGTGCGGCCCGTCGGCTTCTCGATGGCGATGCTGCGGCGCTCAAGTGAAGTCATTCACGCTCCCCGCTTCCTCGCTGGTGTCGCTGCCGAGGTTGGTGCCGCCGCCGCCGGTTCCCATGTTCTTCGCGACGATGGGCTCATCGAGCCCCGGCAGCGGATCGAGGTCGAGCCACTCGCGCGCCTCGTTGCGCGTGATGACGCCGGACTCGACGCCCGTCCTCAGCGCGGCGAACTGCTCGGCCAGCGACGGACGCGCGATCGTGTCGGTATCGAATCGGATCGCGCTGAACGGCGCGACCTTAGCCTTCAGTTCCGAGTGCCAGGTCGCGAACCAATGCGACAGGCAAGCATCGACGTACATCCGGCTGAGCCACTCCATCGAGCCGAATGCCGTCGTGGTGTGCTCGCTCAGGTAGGACGTCGGGACGCCGTAGATGCGCGAGACGTCCTCGATCGAGTACTTCCGAGCCGCCGCGATTCCGTTGTCGTCGAGGGTCGACGAGATCCGCTCGACGCGCATACCTTCGGCGAGAACGAGCGGTCGGCCTGCGTTCTGCGCGCCGGAATGCGACTGCACGAACTTCTCGGAGATCGACTGCCGCGCAGCCTCGCTGAGCGGACCCGGATGCACGAACGCGAGTTTCGGGTTTCCGGCGTTCTTCATCACTTCGAGCTGCGCGTTCTCCTGACTCGCGAGGACTTGGAGCGAGGTCCGGCAGAGGCGGACCGGCGACTCGCCCCATAGCCCGTCGAGACCGATGGCGCGGATGTGGAGCATCGCGTCCGTCGGAACGTCGCCGTACTGGCGCGTCTTGTAGAACGGCTCGGCCTTCGAGAGATCAAGCGAGACGCTTTCGATGTCGAGCGGCAGCAGCTCAAGCAGCTCGCCGCCGAGCGTCCGGTTGATCAGCGCGAACGCATTGCCGTAGAGCAGGCATTGCAGCGTCATCGCGCGGCGGAACTCAAATCCGTTCTGCCATCGGTTCGGATTCTCAAGCAGGCGTCCGAGCGTCACGTCCTCGACGTACATCTCGGTGCGCGCGACGTCGTTCGCGATCAGGGACGCCGCGCGGTACACCGGCGTGTACGCGAGTGCGCTCGACGGCGTCACCGACGGGATACCGGCCGAGTCATAACTCGGGAGAAGTATGCCGTGGGTCGGATAGTGTCCGAGCCATCTCTGTATTAGGTTCCGGATCACGCCGGAACGAAAGCACAAGTTGCTATTTATGTCTCGAACTAAACTTCATTTTCGTAACAACTTGCGCGGCGTCCACCCCATACGTGCACGGCCATGATCGCGGCCACGAGCGGGTCGATCGCGCAATGCTCGCGGCGCTTCTCCGGTCGGACGTAACCATTCATGTCGCGCTTCGCGATCGCCTCGGCGCAGGCGCGCCGCAGGATCGGATCGTCGCCGATCACGAGCCGCTTCCCGGCCCAGAGGTTCTGCCACAACTGGCAACCCGGCGCGAACGTCGAGTTGTTCATCCGGTACGCCTGAATCGGTACGCCTTCACCGGCGAGGCGCTCGGCCAAGTACTTGGCACCCCATGCGTCAAAGCCAACGATCTGCACGTCAAACTCCTCGCCGATCTCGATCACCCGGCGGCAAATGGCCTCGTGGTCGATTTCGGCCGACGGCGTGAGGGTGATCTTTCCCTCCTCGGCCCACCGGCGGATCGGCATTCGGTAGTCGAGCTCGCGCTGGAGCACGTTCGCGCGCGGCCACCAGTAGTGCCCGCGGATCGCGACCCGGCCGTCATCGAGCGGAACGGCGACGGTGACCACGCTCATATCGAGAGTGCGCGAGAGGTCAATGCCAAGCCAGGCCTGCCGGCGGCCGATCGCCTTCCAGTCCGGCGTCTCGTCGCCGGGAAACAGACTCATGTCGAGCCAGCCGCCCTCGTCCTCGTTGAGCCGCGCGCAATGGTAGCGGCAGAAGTCCGCGCGCTGGATCGGGTCGCGCTTCATGGCCGACCATTGCCGCCGCAGGCTCGAGGCCGTCGGCTGGCCGTGAGCCATGCCGGGATTCGCCTTCGGCCACGCCGACTCGTCGCCGATTTCGTCGTTCGCGTCGAGCCCGAACAGCATCGCGAACAGGGAATCATCCTGAGCCTCGCCGCTCATCACGGCGCGCGCCTGCTCACAGAGGGTCTCGTAGTGCGTCTCCGGGTTGCTGCCAGGGGTCGAGATCACCACGCCGAACGTGTCGCGGCGCTTGATGCCGGTCGTGATCAGCTTGTTCAGGATGTGACCGCGGTACTCGGCGGCCTCGTCGGCAATCCACAACGACGGGTTCAGGCCGTCAAGCGACGTCTCGCGCGCGGTCAGCGGCGAGAGTTCCGAGTCGGCTTCCGGCCTGACGATCGAGTCCCGCCGGACCTCCATGCCGTCGGCGGCAAGCCGCTTGGCCATCGTCCTGGCGGTGTCGATCAGGATCATGGCCTGCTCAAGCTTGTTCGCGAGGACGTGGATGCGGCGTCCGTTGCCGCCGCAGAGGTTCCACAGCGCGAGCCCCGCGAGCAACGTAGTCTTGCCGTTGCCGCGGGCGACCTGAAGGATGCCGAGGGTGAACCGCCGCGCGCCGTCGGCGTGCCGCCAGCCGACGAGGTTCGCGACCGCGAACGCCTGCCACGGGTGCAGCTCAAACGCCTTTCCGGTGTCCTCGCCGACGAGGTCGAGCGAGGCGAAGAACGCGACCGCCTTCTCGACCGCAGGCCAATCCATCACGAGGTCGGCGCGCTCAAGGTCGCGCCGAAACCTCGACGCCGCAGCGTAGATCCACTTTCCGGCGACCACCCGGCCGGAGAGGACGTCATCGGCGTACGTTTCGACGGTTTCCTGCGCGGTAGCCATGCCAGTTTTTTGAACGGGTGCGAAAGGGCGCACCTCGAAGGTGACGGCCGACGGCCTTACCCCCCCCTATCGCGGACCTAACGGACACCATACCTAACGATGGCGCTGCTCGTGGCACTTCGAGCACAACACAACCACGTTTGTGG